ATGGGTCCGTCGAAGAAGCCGCTGTTACTTGCCTCACTGGAAGCCCTTGCGTCCAGCCCCTGCCGGGAACTCAGCAGCCGCCCAGCCGTGGCGGTGGAGGTGCCGGCGGTGGCAGCGGCGGAGGTGCTGGTGGAACCGGCGGATTTAACCCTGGCGGAGGCTGCTATGGAAGCTGCGGAGGAGGTGGCAGCGGGGTTGTCACGGTGAAACCCATCATCCCGGTCCGTCCGAAGTAGACCCATTCAAGCCCGACGACGCCGCTCGCCCTGTTCCATTGATTCTGGTGACCCCGGCCCGATTCGAACGGGCGACCTTCCCCTTAGGAGGGGGATTTCGTCGCCCGATCAATCAACGACTTACGAAGTGCATGGGACCGGCATGGGTCCATTTGCGCTCAAACACCCCTGCGCATCTGCTCCAGCCCTGCCCTCACCCACGCTTTGCTGCGGACGTCCCTCGCTCGGGGCTTGGTCTCTGCCGGCGGATTGCGCGGTTCAAGCGCCGCCTTGATCCGCTCGACCTCCTTCGCTCCGGCCTCGGCCAAGCGCCGGGCCTGTTGCTGCTGCTCGCGGGTTGGCGGCAGTCCGGGCAGCGGGGGCGGCGGCTGGGTCGGGGTGCTGTCGGTCAGCCGGGCCACAGCTTGGCGCAGGGGCAGATCGGGATAGAGCCTGGCCGCGCACCAGCGCTCGGCGTACCGCTTCGCCTGCCGGACGTTGGCCGCGCGCACTTCCTTGACCTGCCACATCTTCTGGCCTTCCATCCATAGCCGGACGCCAGGACCGCCGTCGGGCGTGACGCTGGCCGTCTCGCGGCCGTTGTACCAGAGCGCCCAGCGCTCACCGGTCTGGACCCAGCCAGCGGGAATCGGGGCGGTGCGGAAACCTTGGTAGCCGTGCGAGGGAAGCATGGCCGGGAGGATACGGCCGGCCGTCGCAGATCCTGCGAACGGGCCGGCCACCTACCTGAATCGTTCGGGCAGAGCCGAGCTCTGGCTCGACCCTGCCGCCCCGGTCACAGAGCGGCCAAGCCTGCCGCCCGCGCGTGGGCCAACGCCCGAGCCGCCGATAGCGGGTGGGCATAGAGGGCGATATCGGAAATCCGCCCCGAGAAGCTCCATGCGCCCCAGTTCTGTGGCGCATTGACGGTGAAGGCACCTGCCGAATCGATGGGAAGCTGCTGCATCGAACTGTCATCGCGCATCGCGACCAGCTCGCCATTGATGTAGAGGCTGACGGTAACCACACCGCCGACAACATCGCACACGCCCAGAACGTGGTAGATCCGCCCCGGCTCCAATGCAAACGGCGCGGTTACATGCCGGGCGCTGCCTGCCCCGCTGTTGGTCCAGCCGAACACCAGCTGGAACGTCTGATTACCGGCGAAGCCCAGCAGGTAATCCTCGTAGTGGGCCGTCGACGTCTCCGCCTGCTTGCGCAGAATGTACGGTGTGGAATTCCCCAGGAATGTTGGCGTTTCCAGCACGCACTCCACGGCAAACGTTCCTCCAGGGGAGATGGCCAGATTGGCGAATCCACTGTCACCCGGCTCAACGCCGATATTCGAGATTCCGTCGAACCAGCCGGATTGGCCGCCCGTGCGCAGCGGTCCACGCTGCATCAGGGGTTCGGTAGCAGCACCTGCCCATGTACGGATCGTCCTGGCCGAAATGCCGTTCCCACTGCTATCTGCAAAGCTCACGGCGCCCAGAGCATCGTCCAACTTCCAGTAGGCTACTGGGGTGTCGAGCAGGACCTCCGTGGCGTAGTCGCGGATTACAGCGACAACTACCCGGCCCTCCCACCTGGCGCTCCTGCCAAGCGAATCGCTTACCAGTAGGGTGATTGCGTAGGTGACTTCGTGATTGACGCCGGCAGCGGCGACCGTGTGATCCCACTCGAAGGCATCCACAAAGAGAATCTTGTTCTCCCGGTACCGGATACCGTTGCCTGCGATGTTGATCGTGGCCGCCCCCGCAGGAGCGGTACCAACCACGTCGGAGTCGTACACTCGGTTCTTGCTGGCTGACATGACCCGGTTGCCTTCGACCCTACCGATCACCTGCCCATCCTGGTCCCGATACTCGAGCAGGACCGAGGCACCGGCATTGCCTTCGGCCGACGCACCCTGCCGCACCTTGCACTTTGCACTGGTGCGCTGCCCGGCATACACCGCGTACCGCGAAGTGCTGGAAATGACCGACTCACCTTGGTTGTTGTTGTAGCCGGCCGCCCACAGCCCCACCGGAGGATTCTCCGTTGCTATCACCCATCCGGCGCCCGCCTCCCAGCCCGTCGGCCCATCCTCGAACCCTGGATTTGCGATCGGGGCGGCGTTCTCCTGAAACGCTGGCCAGGCCAGAACTACCTGGCGGCTTGCTTGGTCGACATACAGCCGATGACCCGGCGGCAAGGTGTCGCCATCAATCTGCCGAACGGTGCACGCGCCAACCGGGTTGGTGATCTGAAGGCGGCCTTCGTACGCTTGGGAAGGCATCGCATTTGGCAGTGAACCCGTGACGTAGAGGGCGAGCCGCCCTTCGCGCTGGTCAAGATCGGGACGATCGTAGAGGCGCGCGGACATGTCAGGAGGCCCTCTGGCCGACGAGGTACACCCGGAGGCCACGGGCGCCCGCCGTGCCCACCTGGTCCACGTCGATGGTGATCTCATCCCCCTTGGCCAGCACGTCGCCACCGGCCACCAGCACCGGCGGAGTGGCTGCGGTAGTGGTGCTGCGCTCGTTGCTATCGAAGGTCAACTTCGTGGCCAGGATGCTGGTGCCGTTGCGATTGACGTCGATCGTCAGCGGCGTACCCGAGGCCTGCGCGGTGGAAAGGGTGGCGTAGATTCCTCCATTGGCCACCGTGTCGAGTAGCAGGCCGTAGGGAAGCACCAGGCTGTCCTTGCCATTGCCGGTGGCAATGTCTGCGGTCAACAAGACCGTGCGGTCCATCAGCTCAAAGCACTGCAGGTCCGGTGCCGAAGCAACCCGCAACATGTCACCAGCGGCCACCCAAGCATCAGCATCCGGCGCAATGTTGGTGGCACTGATGATGCTGCGCTGCGCGCGGGTCTTGGCCTCGAAGCTGGCCGGCACATTGAGCTGCCCACCACCGCCCTCGACTGCCAACGTCACCTGCCCCGCTCCTACCTGCATCACAGAGAAGAACTGACCCTCCTTCCAGTCAGCGCTGCCGCCGGTGTTGGCGCGCATGGTGATGGTGATCGGATTCAGCGAGTTGGCCAGGATCAGCGTGTTGTGCATGTCCCCGCCCAGCGTCACGTTGCCAGTGACGCTGATGATCCGGGGGGCAACGGTGTAGATCGGCGGCTGTCCGATCCACGGCCGCGCGTAGCCGCGCAGGGTGGTGAAGCCCCGGACGCCGTCCCCGAGGGGCTGCAGGAACCTGATAGCCGGCGGCGCTCCGCTGACGCCTGGCACGATCAGGAATTCGCCCACGCCGTTGGCGTCGACCGGGCGGGATACCTTGTAGTTGCCCGCGTTGGCGGACAGCTCGACCGCCGTGTCGTAGAACAGGGGATCCGTTACGTCCGCGCCGGCCAGCGGGAAGTCTGTCACCTCGCCGTCGCCAACGAAGGTCCACAGCCGCGGCGAAACACCCACCGTGCCGCCGCCGTTCTGCACCTGCTCGATCAACACCAGCGCGGTGCGCTTGTTCAGGGCGTCCATGTCCTGGGTGGCATCGCCCACGTGGATGATGCGCGAGCCCTTGGCATCCCACACCATGTCGCCGCTGCCTTCGGGGTCCGGCACCAGCAGCATGGAGTCGGCCATGAGCTGCTGAATCATCATCACCGGCGCGTCTTGATCCTCGTTGAGGGTCTGCGCCAACAGGTCGCCCAGGTTCTCGTAGTTGATCACTCGGACGATCGGCATTGCCCGGTGCAGCACCACCTTGGCATTGGCTGCCGGCGGCGCCACGAACACGACATTGCCGCCGGCGGGATTGCCCACGCCTTCGACGGTGTAGTGCGTGCCGAGGATACGGACGAGGCCGTTGACCGTGACCCGAATGTGGGCCGCGTCGAGGATGCGGAAGCTGTAGGGGAACACCGTCGTGACGCCGTTGGCGATCGAGGTGTTGGGGCCGGTGTAGGCGGGGACGGTCATGGCGGCACCTGCGGGAGACTGCAGCAGATGGTCGGCCTGGCCCCGCTTCGGGTTCCCGACTATTTCCTCCGGTGTGCGTCCAGGCAGTCGGCGGTGTAGGCGCGCTTGTTCTCGCTGTCCTCATAGGCGCCGACCGCGCCCACATAGGCCGCGGACCACTTCACCCAATCACGGTCTGTCGGCGGTGCCGGCGGCCGCAGGGCAATCGCTCGTTCGCTGCACCCGGCAGGCGGCGCGTATGGCGCGGTCGTGCGCCTCCCGAGCAATGCGCAGGACGTCAGCAGCAGCGGCAGGATCAGGATCGGAAGAAGTCGCATGGATGGCCTCCACCGCCTTGGCGGTGCGTTCGCGGGTTTCGTGGGCTTCCAGGTCGACGGCGGCGGCAGTGTCGCGGCTGATCTGGACGCTGGTGCTGGTGGCCCGGACCTGGGCCTGCAGTACCTTGTTTTCGGCTGAGGTGGCGGCGTCCGTTCGCCCCTTCAGCCACACGCAGCCCCCGATCGATGCCAGCACCACCACCATGGCGATCTGTAGGGACTGTTTCGGGGTGAGCACGATCATCAGAGCGTTCCTCTGCAGGTGGCCATTTCCCACTGCCGGCGGTCGATGATGCCGCCGCACTTCGAACGCCACTGCGGCAGCGAGCAGTCACGTTTGGCGCCGTCGATGGTGACGAAGCGCCACTTCCAGATTTCATCGCAGGCGGCGGTGCGCTCGCCGGCATTCAGGCGCTTGGCCGCGGTGCTGCTGCAGAAGCCGTTGGTGCCCACGTTGTAGGCGAAATGGCCCCAGGCCTTCACCTCGTGGAACTCGAATTCCCCGCGAACGCAGCGGCCCATGTTGTGCAGCATGGCCTGCACATAGTCCTGCTCGAGCTTCCCGCACTCGGCTGGGGTGTAGCGCCGACCGGGCACAACGGCCGGCCCGGTGATGCCGGCGCACACAGTCCAGATGCCGCCCGAGTCTCGATAGGGTACGTACTTCCTGCCCTCGTGCGCGGAGTTGTCCTGGCCGAGGGCTGCGACCAGCGCCAGGATCAGCGCGGCCGGCGCGGCGGCAAACCCGAACTTGCGGCCCTTGCCGCTCGATGCCTGGTCAGCCACGGCGGGCCACCTTGCCGATCACCCGGCGGACGGTGGCCCATCGGGCCATCCACCATGCGCTCCAATCACCCCAGTTCTTCACCACCACGGTGAACGTCTGCGCCAAGGTGAAGATGATCGTGCAGACTACGGCCCAGTCGCTGAGCGTGTACCCGGGGTTGTACGTACCGACCGTGACGCCGGCGGCCGGGGCAATCTTTGCCGCGGCCATGGCAAGGTCTTGGGTGATCTGCTCTTTCATCGAGGCTCCGAACGGGTGGACGTTCAGCGCTCGAACACAACCTCATGCTCCCCTGCGCTGTGGCGCCAATCGTCCCGCGCGGTGATGTTCGGATTCCCGACTATCTGCCCGACTCGTTCAGGTGTATCGGTCAGCGCGCCCGCGCCGGCGTCCAGGTAGTCGTCCTTCTGGTTCGGCGCGGTCGGGATCCATTCCTTCATCTGATCCCACAGCGGCCCACGTAGCACGCTCACGTGCGCCCACAGCTGGCCGCCCGATTCCAGCAGCGGCTCCCAGGCCTCGAGGATGCGGCGGCTCTTGTTGGCCACCGCCTGCTCCACCGCCACGCCGCAGCGCAGCCGGCGCTGCTTCAGCGCGGCCTTCAGCACGGCCGGCGCGAAGGCGCCGATACCGTTGGTTTCCACCACCACGCGCGGGAGGTTCAGCGTCTCGATCAGGTCGCACAGCTGCCACACCTGGCCGCCGGTAATGACCTTTCCGGTGTCGTCGAACTCCGCCACCTCGCCGGTCAACTGCTCCATGCGGTGCAGGTAGCGCCGGCCGATCAGGTCCTGCAGCACCACGGCGACGGCCGACACGTCGGAGTTGAGCTTGCCGCTGGCCGGATCCCAGCGCACCGACGCCATGGCGATCTGCACGCCGCCCAGGAACATGGCAGCCGTGCCGTTGGCCTTCCTGATGACCGCCTCGACGGCGTAGGGGGTGATCCGCTCCGGGTCCAGGCGGATCTCTTCGATGGGTTTGGCTTCGAGCATGTACTGGCTGTCCCATGCGTTGAGGGTGCGCGTCTCCTTCCGGCGCAGCTCGATCTCGTTCCGGTCGAACCGCTCCGGCCAGGCGCAGCCGCTGTAGATATCCAGCACGGCGCCGGGCGGCTTGGCGAACATCACTTCGCCGCGGTCCACCCGGTAGTCGGTGCCCTCGACAAGCACCCGGGCGTGCTTGTGGATGCCGATCACCACATACAGCCCGTCGTCGGCCGGCGTGAACTTGATCGGGTACCGGGTCTTGCTGTCGGTCTGCTTGTACCGTGTGGCGTGCGCGAACAGCGGGATGATCAGCGTGGATGCACCGGCCGCGATGCGCTCCGGGTAGATGCTGTCGTGGGTGTGCGGCGTGCCGATGAAGGTCTTCTGCGCGCCAGGCACCGCAATGTGGGTCGATTCGCTGATGCGCTGCCTCAGCTTCAGCCGGGCCTCGGGCGTCTCGATGTTGCCGGGCACCTCGATATCGTCGAAGTCCACGGCGTCCGCGCGCGCACCGGTGGCGTTCGAGGTGACGCCTACCGCGCGCATGCTGGCGTTACGGGCGTCCCGCGAACCCAGCACCGAAAAGCGCTTTGCACCTGGCTTCCGGGGCAGCATGCCGATGCACAGCGGGTGGTTGCGCAGCACGTTGATGGTGTCGGCGGTCAGCATTCCGGCGGTGTCGTTGTCGGCCGACCACACCAGCGAGCGGTGCGCGCGGTTGCGGTACAGGGTCCAGGCCTTGAACACCGCGTAGATCGTGGACTTCGCCGCCCCGCGGAACACCATCAATACCCGCTCTGGATCCGTGCAGGTTTCCAGCCACGTGCAGATGCGCACATGCAGCAGGGGCACGGTCCACCCCTGGACACGTGCCCACATCAGGAAGAACGTCAGAAACGAGACGTCACGGCTTGCCATGGATCTTCGCCACTTCGGCTGCGCGGCGCTGCTGCTTCATCACCTGGTCGAGCAGCCGATTGCCTTCCTTCTCCGCCGCTGCTACCTCGGCTTCCAGTCCGCCGTCGCCGTCCTGGTCGTCTGCGGCTCCCACCTCACCGGCACCGCCGTTGCCGCTGCTGTCGCGCTGGATCATCGACACCAGCGACCCTACGCGCAGCAGCAGCCCACCGGTGGCCGCCGCATTGCGCTTGCACCAGTAGCGATCACCGCGCTCCGCCTTGTCCATCTCGCTGGGGGCCTTGCCGGCCCCGGTCCATGTGGCCGGGTCGGCTTCCTCGATGAAGGCCTCGGCCAGCTTCTCGCTCAGGGCCTGCAGCCGCAGGTATTGGTCTTCGCGCATGTCACTCTCCCGCTGCAGCTGCGACGTTGGGCGCACGCTCTGGCACGGCCTCGCCCGGTTCCCACCAGTATTGCTGGTCCCAATCCTTCTGCGCGCGCTTGCGCATCCGCCGCAGATATCCCGGGCTCAGCTGCTCCTGCAGGTCATGGAACACCATGTGATCGGTGGCCCCGCGGAGATACCACAGGTTGATGAAGGGGGTGTTCCCCTTTGCGAACCGCAGCGCCTCGGCGCCCAGGTCGTCCAGCTTGTCGTCGGCCTTGTTCTCGTCGGCGATCGCCCAGCCGGCGCCCTTGCGCGCGATGGTGAACCCATCCATCACGGTGCCGAACACCGGGCCGAGCATCGAGGTCCAGTTGGCCTGGCCACCGCGGTTATCGCCGCCCATGCCGGTGTAGAGAATGTCGCCGAAGATGCCCAGCCCGCCGCCCTGCGCAGCCGCCGCCAGCCAGAATTTTCCGGTCGTCATGTCGCGCGGATCTTTGCCGTCGCGCAGATCCTTCAGCTGCAGCGCCACCGCACCGAACAGCTGCAGGCTCGTCAGCATCGCCGCGCTGTAGGCCACCTTGCCCTGTGTGGTCGGTATGTTGCGCAGCCTGCGCAGGTGCTTGTCGACGATCGCCAGCGGGAACGACTTGAACAGCATCAGCGACCGCAGCACCTCGCCGCCCCAGGTGCCGGCCTTGGTGCCCTGCTGCAGGCTCGCCCGGGTGGTCAGGTCCGGAGCAGTGATCGCGGTGCGCGCCTCGCTGTCCAGGTAGCCCAGCAGTCGAGCCGTTGCGCGGTTCAGATCCGCCTCGCTGGCGTCGACGGCGCGAATTCCGTCCTTGGTCAGCATGCCGTCCTGTGCAGGCGCCTGCTGCCAGATCTTCCAGTCCGATTCGGTGACGCCTGCCGATTCCATCCGGCGGCGGCCGGCCTCGTCGAGGGCGTTCCAGTCGGTGGCGCGGTGACGCTCGAGGGCGCGCGACAGCGTCAGTGCGTAGCCTCGGCGCAGGCTGTTGGTCCAGCCCTCAACGAGGGTCAGCTTCATGGTGCTGTTCGCCAGCTTCGCGGACCAGCCCTGTGCGAGGTTGTCCTGGTGCCAGCGGGCCATCTCGCCGGCAATCTCGTCCATGCCGATGCCGAGGTCATGGGCCAGTTCGCGCTTGCCGCGGCCGAATCCCGCAAACACCGACTTCATGGCCTCGCCCATCGGAACGCCGGCGGACCGGGCCACCAGCACCTGCAGCGGGGCATCTGTGACCGACGAAAGCAAGACGCTTTGCAGCTTGGCCGCCACGGTGAAGTTGCGCACGCCCTGGAAGAACTGCGCCATCTTCGGGCTGACCGGTTGCGCCGTGACGCCGCTGAGGGTGTCCCAGGTCATGTCGAGGGTGGCGAACTCGTGCCAGGCGGCGCGGGCACCGGCGACGTTGTCCGCCCTCTCGGCGGTGTCCTTCAGCAGTCGATAGGTGCTGTTCGGGTTGGCGCCGAATTCCTCCATCAGCCCGATGTTCTTGGCCATGCCGCCGACGTGGCCCAAGATCGCGTCCATCATCGAGCCGCGGCCGAACTCCGACAAATATTCCAGATGGCTGTCAGCGTCCTTGAAGTGCAGCACGCGGTGAGCGTCGTCGAATCGGCTGGCGCGCGAGCCCTGCCCTGCAGCACCCGGCACGCGCTTGTTTCGGCCCTCGGTGGCGATCGTGTCATATGCCTTGCGCAGCAGGTCCAGCACCTCGGCATCGCCCATGGCCTCGCCGTCCTCGCGCAGGTACTGCTCGCGGCGCAGGCGCGGGAACACGTAATCGACCCAGGCATCCTTGCCAGCATTGGCGATGCGGCCCACGTCGTGGGGCTGCGGCAGATAGCCATAGTCGAGCCGGCCAATGTCGGTACCGGCGGCGTTCGAACGCAGGCGCATGTCCTCGAGCGCGGTAATGTAGGTGGCGGCGGCCTTGGCCATCTTCGGGTCGCTGGTATCGCCGTCCACCACCGCGCGGGCGAATGCTCGAACTGAATCAGGGTCGTGCATCAGGCCGAGGAACTTCGGTTCCACAGCCTGTACGGCGTCGACCAGCTCCGACAGGTACTCGTTGCGCACACCCGAAATGTAGTCGTCGGCCTGGCGCATGCGCTCGAACAGCGCGGAGTGATGCGGGTTCTTCGCTCCCTGCGCGGCCAGCTGTGCCGCACGCGCGGCCTGACGCTCAGTTTCCCGAACCTGCGCCGTCAGCCGCGAAGCACGGCGGAACGCGGCCTTCTCAGCATCTGCGATGGCCTCAGCCTGCGCGGCTTCCGCTGCACGCTGCAGGCGCTGCTCGTGCGACAACGTGCGCCACTGGTCATCGGTGCGCGCCAGCTGGCGCATGTGCCTGGCCAGATCCGTCTCGATCCGGGCCACTTCGGTGGTGGTGGGCTCGCGGCCAATGGCGGCGGCCACTTCTTGAACGCATGCAGGCTGCATCATCCCCTCCGCAGGAAGCAGTTGACGGCCGCCTGGAAGGCGGTGGCATCGGTGGTTGCTCGGGCCAGATCGGCCTCGATATCGGCGACCTCGTCAGCGACGGTGCGGTGCACGGCGCCGCCGTCGGCATCGGCGCCGACTACGATCGAGGCATCAGGGTTTTGCGCCGCCAGCTGACGGGCGGCATCGAGGGGCGTTTCGGGAGCGGGGCTTACTTCGCCGCGGCTGCCGGCTTCACGGCCAGGCGTGCCTTGCGCGCCGCCTTGGCGTCGGCTATTTCCTGCCAGATCTCGCCCCAGCGCTGCTGGTGCGCCGCGTCCTGGGCCGCTGAATCCTCGGTAGAGGTCTTCAGCGAGTCCGCCGGCACGGGCTTGGTCGAGGGCGTCTTGGAGGCTGCCATAGAGGCTATCTTCCTCCACTCGGGGGAGGCTTGCAAGATCGGTCATTTTCTGCTGACCCTTGCCGCCGCTGTTGTCGATGACGTCGATGTTGACCCGGGGGTCATCCGCATAGCGCGCGGCCAGGGCCTCGATGGTCGGGCGCACCCCAGCGTGCGTGCGGGCATGCTCCCGCAGCGGCACAGTGCGGCCGGTGCCAAAGCGCTCAACCTGGCGCTGCGCGCGCGGGATGGCGCCATTGGTCAGCGCATCCACCGGATCCCGGTACACATAGACGATATCGACGTTCCGGCCTGCGGCCAGCGCCTGCTCGATCTTGTCCACCGCCGAACTGAGGGTGTTCATGTTCGTGTCGTAGATGATCTCTGGCCGGCCACCCACCTCACCGCGGGCCTTCAGGGCAGACGTCTTGCCCGCCCCAGTGCCGCCGGCCGTGAACAACACCGTCGAATCGAAGCCCTCCGGGGTGGGCTGGGCCAGCTTCTGCTCGTACAGCAGCTTGATGGTGTCGCTGGCCGCCTCGTGCACGTCCGCGCTGCGGGTGCGGTCGGCCAGGTATTCCGGGGACAGCTCGCGGGCGGTGTCGGTGTTCAGCACCCGGCCGCCGTCGGACTCTTCGAGCGCCGCATAGTCGCGCAGCAGCTTGTCCGGGTCCGTCACCAAGCGCTCGCGCAGGGCCTGCCCTGCCGGGTTGGTGTCGACCAGCCCACCGTCAGGCAGCACGCCGGCACGCTTGGCGCGCTGGTTCCAGTTGGCGATCGCCTCGTCCTTGGTCAGGCCCCGCAGGTAGGGATTGGCCTCGAGCTGGCCACGGCTCAGGATCCGCTCCATCGGAGTGGCGCCGTCCGACCGGGCGAAGCGCCGACCGCCGGCGAGGCCGAAGTGGTGCGCGGCGTACAGGGTGTAGGCATCAACCGGCAGGCCCTCAGCACGCAGCCCTGCGGCGTTCTCCGCGTCCAGCGCGGCAACCATTTCCGTTGATCGCGCCGGATCGGCTCGCAGCGCCAGCAGCTGCGCGTCGTCCAGTCCCTGCGCCCATTCCGGCTTGGTCTTGGCCACCATTCGGCGCCAGGTGCCGGCAGTGAACTGGTCAATCCCCAGGGCGCTGGATTCCGGGTTGCGGGCATCGGCCCGGCCACCAGACTCGAGCGCTCGGCGGAACGCCTGATACCCGCCAAGCGCAGCGGCTGCCGGTGCCGGCGCCTGATCGGTCATGGGCAGCAGGAAGTCCGACGGCCGGATGGTGTCGACCACGTTCACTGGCTCGCCCCGCGCCAGCTGCTCGAGGGCGTCCTGCAGCGCGTCCTGGCCACGGATGGCCGCGCCTTCGTCGGCCACCAGCGGGTCGGTGGCAGTGCGCTGGAAGCGATCAGCATTGCGCGCGGTCAGCAGCGCATCGCGCTGTTCCAGGGGCACGCGCGGCGCGGTGGCATGCGCCAGCGCACCGAAGGCGAGGCCGGTCAGCGCGTCAACGGCGCGGGCTTCCACGTCCAGCGGATCGAAGGCCTTGGCCTGCTCAGCGTTGCCGCCGGCCTGCAGTGCCGCGTACTGCACGCCCGAGACACCAGCACCCAGCAGCAGGTTGCCTGCGGCGCCGGTCGCCAGCCGTTGAGTGAGGGTGGATCCGAATGCGGCCGGCAGCTTGAACCCGGCCAGCGTACCAACGGAGCCGGCCAGGCCGACGGCCTGCGCAGTGCCAGCGCCGACACCCTGCTTGACCAGCGAGGCCGGCCGCTCGATGCCCTCAGTTGCTGCCAGCAGTGCTGGATTGCCGCCGGCCGCTGCCAGCGGCAGCACGATCTCGGCCAGGCCGCCCAGCACGCGCCCCGCGGTTCCAGTCTCAGTGGGGTCCGGCGTCCAGGCGTCGACCGCCCGCTGGCCGATTCCCTCCACTACGTCGGCGAAGTAGGCATCCTGGCCAGCAGTGGTGGTGCCGCGCGTCGGGTTGGCCACGCCCTGCGCCTGCAGGAAGTCCGCCACGTCGTCTGTCATGAAGGACGAGAGGTAATCGTCTCGCGCCGCTACCGGGACCACACCGGCGGTCAGCACGGCGGTACCGGCCCGCGCGCCGCCGCGCATGGTGCCGCTGAAAACCGACGAGCCCAAGCCTTCGAAGAACCCGGGCTTCACCTTCGACAGGTCCAGCGGATTGGCCACCGCCTGCTCGTCGAGCTGCTTGCGGCCCTGCTCGTCCAGATCGAAAACGCTCATCGGCCGCTCCCGGTGATAGTGATGGTCAGGGGCTTCCCATCCTTGGTGGTCAGGAATTCACGCCCGCGGGTCACGTAGTAGGTGCGCTCGCTCTGCTGGCGCAGACCGTACTTGCTGAAGCTGCCCACCACCGTGTCGGGCAGGCCCGCTGCCCTCGCGGACTCGGTGAATGCCTGCTCCGCCTGATCCTCGAACGTGTCCGAGCCCATGCCCCATGGCGCCAGCACCTCACCCCGCCCGTTGACGTCGACCACCTCGCCCAGCGCCGCAGTGATCGCCTTCTTCATGCGGTCGCTGTTGACCTCGGCCGAGTGGTCGCCGTCGGCAGCAGACTGGCCGGTGTAGTACGCACGCACCGCCTGCATGGCGACGTCCGCAGCACCTGGCCGGCCAGCGAACAGCGCGCCGGTATCGCGGGTGAACTGGTCGCGGAACTCCTTTTCCGGTGGCAGCGGGAATTTGGAATCACCCTTTCCCTGCAGCAGCCGGTTCCCCTCGAGCATAGTGGCGGCGACGTCCCGGCCGCTGGCCGCCTCGTCATCCTTGAACCAGTGTTTCTGCAGCGTCACCTGTGCGCGCTCACGGGTGGCCAGCATGCCGGCGTAGGCGACCACCGGCTGCTCGGGCGCGAGCTGCTTCATGGCCGCGTTGAACACCTTGTCATCCATGGTCGCCGTGCGCAGCTGGGCCAGCATCTGCGCCTGCTGCGTGCTGGTGCCCTGCTTCAGCTGCTCGCTGAGCGCCTGGACTTCCTGCGGCAACAGGACGGCCATCTGAACCTGCGAGCCATAGCGCTTGCGCATGCTGTCGATGGTGGCGGCGCGGTTCTGCAGCTGCGCACCCACCTCCCAGGCGTCGGCTGGGCTGGCCAGCGCTGCCAGGTTCAGCGGCTCAACCTCGCCACCTTCGCGCGATGCGTTGAACAGCAGCGGCGTCTCGTCCAGCTGCTTCTGCGCCGCCTCGATCGCCGAGCGCGTGCGCGCCAGGTTTTCCTTGCGCTGCACGGTGCCACCGGCAGTGGCCAGCTCTGCCTCGGCCTTCTGCAGGTAGGTCTGCTGCTGTGCTGTCGGCATGCGCAGCACCTTCTGGACTTCCTTTTCCTCGGCCACACGCTGGTCGAACTCCGCGCGCACGTCCGGGCTGGCGCCCTTCATCGAATCGGCCCAAGCCGTCCACATTTCCGGCGTTGCCGGTACGGCGCTGGCGATCTGCCGGTCGATCTGGCCCAGTACACGCTGCGCCTTCGCGTCGATGCGATCGGCCGCCCGTTCTGCCCGGTCCTGCAGGGTCTGCTGCCGGGTCATCACCTGCGACAGCAGCGCGTTGCGCTTCTCGGGATCCAGCTTGTCGGCATAGAAGCCATCGCTACTGGACAGGTCGGTTTCCAGCGTCTTCAGCGCCGCGGGATCCTCGCGGGCGAAGATCGCCCGTTGGGTGGCCTGCGACGTCCAGGTGCGGTCGTAAAAGTCCTGCAGAGCCTTACCCACTGCTGCATCGCTCAGGCCGGCCTGCTTGGCCAGCGGCGCGAAGGCCTGCGCCCGCTGGTTGACCGCGGCGATATCGGCGCCAGGCATACCGGCGATCTTGCCCAGCTTGTCCAGCGCCGCGTCGAACTGCCCGCGGAAGTCGGCGCGTTTGGCCGTGCGCGCCACTCGATCGACGCCGAGCTGCCCGGCAGTAACAGTGCGCTGCAGCCCGCGATCGTAGGCCAGTTGCAGATCGGGAGTCAGACCGGCAATGGCCGGTTTCTCGATCTTGCCGACGGCTTCCTGGTAGCGACTCGCCGCCTCGGCATACGGAACGTTGCCGGTTGCCACGTCGTCCTCGAGCTTGCGCTGGACGTCGCCCACCTGCAGCTCGTAGTCGAGCTGGGCATTGGCAGCCTTCGCGCGCGCCAGGCCCTCAGCCTCCCGCGCTTCCTCGGCTGCCATGGATGCGCCAAGCTGCGCGGCAACACCGCCCAGTTGTGCCACCGCCTGCGCGACGTCCCCTACGCCCGCACCACTGACGCGGGAACGCACCAGCGGCGCGGTGCCGCTACCCTGGCCGAACTGGCCGATATCGATGCGTGCCATGTCAGCGCCCCCCGCTCAGGCTGCTGGTGCGCTTCCAGCCGCGGGCAATGCTCGAGCCAGAGCTGAGCAGCGACGTCCCCGCATTGATGTAGCCGCTGGTCCGCGCCTGCTGGCCGGCATAGCGTGCTCCGGCAGCCTCAGCGTTGAGGCGTGCGGCGCGGTCGTTGCCGCCGGTCAGGGTCAGGAATGCGTCCTCGGCCGCGCCGCGGGAGATCTCTTCGTCGATCTTCAGCGCGGTGGAGCTGTTCACGTCGACACCGGACGCTGCCAGTGCTGCCACGGCTTCGCTGCGCTGTCGCTTCGATGCCTTCAGGATGCGCTCGGCTTCCACCTGCGCGGCTCCGCGCTCGGCGCGCGAGTCGGCCTCTGCCTGCGCCGCCAGGTAGTTGTTGTATTTGCTCTGCTGCTCGCCCTGGTAGACGGCGGCGCCAGCACTGAGCGCCAAAGCGCCCCACTGGATGATTGGGATCGCGGCAACACCCATGGGTCAGTCTCCTTCGTACTCGAAAACAATGCCGGTGCGGCGGAAGCGCAGCCTTTCGTACAGCTGGGCCGTGCGGTCAGTGGTCACACCAGTGGTCACGCCTACCTGGATCAGGTCGGCGCCCTGCTCCTTCGCCCAGGCGCAGAAGGCGCGCACCAGCCCTGCAGCCAGCGCTGCGCCGCGTGCGCCAGGCTCGACGAACACTCCGTATTCGCCGGCGACCTTGGCCGGGGTGAACCAGCTTTCTTCGCAGTAGCCAGCCATCACACCGACCACGCGGCCGGCCTGCTCGGCGACCAGCACCACCCCCTGCCCGTCCATCAGCGCCTGAAACAGTCGCGCCATCTTGTCGATGGCGAAGGGGAATCGGCGGTAGTCGGACTCGGCGTGCATCTGCTCGGCCAGCATCAGCATTGCGCCCATGTCGTCGTTGGTCGCGTGGCGGATCATTTGTTCACCGTCATGGTTGTAATCACTGCCTGCAGGTGGAAGGGATACGGCTGGGGCTGGGTTATCTCCATGTGGAAGTCGCCCATTTCCCAGCCCAGCTGCTCGACTCGTTCATCGCCGGTCAGCAGCGGCGGCGGCTGGTCCAACACGCCGAGGCCGGTTTTCCGCGCGAACATCACCTGGCCGTTGACCAGCAGCCCGGTGGAGTTGAGAACGCGCACCACGACCTCGGAAACGCGGATGTTGCTGCTCTGCGCAGATCCCGAATCGCTGTACATTTCCGGCCGCAGCAGCTTCACGCGCGGCGAGAAGCCCAGCCCGATCTCGATCTGCTTGGCTGCCCGCTCGATGGTGATCTGCCCACCGGCCACGACACGGTCGTTCAGCACGACACCATCTGCCTTGACCTTGACCGTCTTCCCCTCGAGGTGGCCGAGGCCCAGCCAGGTGGTGTCGCCTGCAACGCTGGTGGCGGTGACACAGGCGTCGGTCATCACGTCGCGGTCGAAGCGCTCCACATAGCGCTGCTGCACCCCGTTCACCGTGCGGCTGACGATCGCCCAGGTTTGATCGCTGTCCGTGCGCGGCAGCGTGGCCACCGAGATAAACCGGCCGTCTGTCACCTGCCTGGACCAGCCGACCACCTCCTGGTCGCGATCGAGGGCGCAGGTTGCCAGCTGGCCGTCCGTGCGCACGCAATGCAGTAGCGAATCCGGCTCGGCCTCGTAGGCGCTGCCGGTGATGCCGCCCGCTGTCATGTGGTCGGCCAACACGGTCAGTTCCGGTGCCCCGTACTGCGCGGTGTCGATGCGGTCGGCAGACAGGGCGCGCAGCTTGCGGTTGGCACGCTGGGTAAACACCAGCTCCCGGCCCACTCGCTCCGGCGAGACGTCGCCGCAGCCAAAGCTGGATTGGTTGCGGATCTGCACGTTGGTGGGCGTGATCGGCTTGTCCAGGCTGCCCTGCAGGGTGAACTCGCCGCCGTTGGTCAGCGCCACGAGGGCGTTTACCTGGGTCAGGTGCCGGATGAGGTTCTGGCGATCGCTGGCCAGATCGAACGACACCGCATCGTCGTCGTTGGTGCCCAGCTCGAAGTTGAGGTATTCGCCGATGCGCGACCCCCACACGGTCTGCGGGAACGCGCGCGAGCCAGCCAGCCAAAGGCGCTGCTCGAAGAACGTCCCCGTTCCCGGGTAGCCGTTGCGGCCACCCCACACCGTGCCCTTCAGCACCCAGGCCAAGGCAGGCACGGCCACCAACGCCGTGAGCGCGCGCCGGACAGTCGCCGTGGCCACCGTCGACGAGCTGACAGCATCGATCTGCACGAGCCCGGCGTTCAGTTCTACCCACTTGCCCACGTCCACCGAGCGCCAGCCAGGCGCGTCCAGGGTCAGCGTCACCGAAGCGCCAACCGGCGGCAGGTCGTTCGCCCCGCCGCCCGCGTAGGTGGGGGTCAGCACGGCCAACGGGCTGCCGGTGATCACCCACTGCCCAGCCGCGGTGGTCAGCGCAGGGAAAGGCGTCTGCGTGTCGACCGTCGCGGTGGTCGGGCTGGTAACCGCCGTGATGACCGCCAGGCCGCCCAGGGCCTCGATCTCGCGGCCTACGTCTGCCGCGAGGAACGCATCCCCGCTGGTGGTGATGGTTCGCCCAGGGCCGAGCGCCAGGCTGTCCAGCGTCATGGTCACCGGCGGGGCATAGCCCACCTCGCCGAAGGGCTCTTCCACCCACGGCACCGCCTCGAGGATCCACGAGGCGTCACCGAAACGGCGAAGGCGGCGGGTCACGTAGTCCGGGTGGAACAGGAACATCGTGTCCCCGCTCTGCACGTAGTCGATCGCGGCCACGTCGGCCTCGGCATAGTCGGTGACGATCTCGAACGGGGCGAACACGCCCGGGCTCGACTCAACCAGCACCTGTGCGCCGTTCTCGAGGAACACCCGGATATAGGCATCGCCGACCTCGAGCATGTAGGCCTGCGATCGGCTGAAGACGTAGGGCACCAACGTCGCGTACTTGTCCTGGTGCTTGGCGTGCGCGCAGTAGCGCAGGCCTGGCCGGCGCTGCACGCCGCCCTGAACCATGATGATGACGTTCTCGAGGATCTCCGCCGCGTTGCGGTAGCGGTCGATATCGCTGCGCCCGTAGAGCTTCGGGCTGATCTCGCCGGCGGTGAAGTTGGTTTGAGCGGGGGTCAGGCGCATGGTCAGCCCCTCATCCGGCTCTGCAGCAGCGGGAAGTCCCCGAACGTCTCCGGTGGGTCGTCCTGGCCGTCGGTGGCCCTGGCTTCGCGCAGCAGGTCGCGTAGCTCGATCTTCTTGGCTTCCTCCACGCTGGTGCTGGCGGTGATCGGGTACGCCAGGCGCGCAGCCACAGCGACAGTCATCACGTCCACCAGCAGGCTGTCCCACTGATCTTCGGGAACGTCGGCGCCGTAGAGCAGCGGCATGATCGGCTCGTCGCAGAGCAGGTAGCGCCCCTCGGTGCGGTAATCGAGACGACCGCGGGTGTTGCGATCGCCCACGCCCCAGGTGCGCAGCCAGTCGCCCGGCAGGCGGAATCGGTACGCATAGCCGAAGGCGGGCCTCACCTCATCCGGCGAGAGCTGCACGCGCCTGGCGCAAGTGTTCCAGTAGTGGCCACGCAGGATGGCCAGCCGCAGGCCGGGGTACAGCGCGGCGCAGAGCTTGGCTCGATCGAGGTTCGAGCCCGCGCCTTCGGACTCGCTGAAGCTGGCGATCGGCTTGGCGCCGAGCATCATCAGCGCGTTGGAGCAGATCGTGATGGGGTCAGTCATGGTGCGCGGCCCTCAAAAAAAGCCGGGCGCACTCGGCGCCCGGATGGTGTCCCTGTTGCTATCCGGGTTGGAAACCTGGATCAGTTGCCGTCAATGAAGTGGCCCTTCAGGGCGATGCTGCCGGCAGCAGTCGCGCCTGCGGTCAGCGTGGCGGCCACGTCGTAGTACAGGCCGGGGTCAGCGGCCAGACCAAGCACGCGCCACAGCGGCCATTCCAGCTTGTCCGGGGTCACGGTGCCCGACTCGATCAGGACGTTCGTGCCGTTCTGCGCGGTGGCCAGGTCAGCGGCCGAGGCGAACAGATCGGCATCCACGGCTGCGCCGGCGTTGCGGGTCGGCAGGTCGTACAGGCCGATATCGGCTGCGGCGCCGGTGATCGCGGTGCACGACAGCAGGAGCGCGCTCACGCGCCAGCTGGAATGCACCGAGAACAGGCGCAGCACGCTGGCCGCGCTGTCGCCGTTGGCCACGGCGATCACGCCGATCGATTCCTTGACGCGGCCAGACGCCAGCTTGGTCGGCGCCGAGTTGCTGTTGAGCTGGGAAGGGATGCCGTCGCGCTGTGCGAGAGCGGCGGAGAGCTTGTTCACGACTGCCATGGTGGCTACCTCGTATGCGGAAGGATTGGTTCCAGGGGCGGCCGAAGCCGCGCCCCGTGGTGGGTCAGTTGTTGTTGTCCAGCACGTCGATCTGGACCACCTTGACCTCTTCCGAACGCACGGCACCGATGGACTGCTTGCCGTAGATGCGAACGTTGAAGCCCTTGCCCGGGTCTTCGCCGACCTTGGTGGTAGTGTCCTCGCCAATGCCCAGGGTCACACCGGACTTCGCCCAGGCGTACAGGCTGCGGGTGGTGCCAACCAGCGGGGTCCGCTCGATCGGGATCCAGGTGAAGCCCATCCAGCGGCCTTCGATATCGCCCTGCTCGAGGAACTTGGCCGCGATGAAGTCGGCCGAGGTCAGGGTGGTATCGGCCAGCACGTCGGCCGCAGCCTGCGCGCTGTAGGTGATGAACAGCTCTTCGCCGTTGTGGCCGTCAGCCTCGTTGCGGCGGAACAGCTTCTTCGCCTGGATGATCTTGGCCTTCGTCAGGCCCGAGGCGTTCACTGCGATCTTCTGCGTGTTCGGCAGGGCGACGTTGCCGACCGTGGAGCGCGAATTGCCACCCATCGCGGCAATGATCACGTCATCCTTCGAGCGGTTGAAGGACTGCACCATGGCCTTGACGTAGTCGCTCGACGGATCCACCAGCGTGCGGATCTTGTCCTGATCGTCGACCATGTCGCCGTCTTCCCAGTCGTACAGGTCGACATAGCGGGTGCCGTGGATCTGATCGTTGATCGGGGTGTCACCGTGACGCACCAGGCGGCGCTGCGCGGTGCGCTGGCCGAGGAAGTTGATCGACTTCGACATGCCGCGGATGCCCGGCTCGATCGAAACACAACGCTCGAGGCGGGACTTAGTCTGCTGTGCCACGTGCTTGAAGTTGTCCGCGAACTGCTGCACGAAGGCTTCGGTGATCTGGTTGCTCATATAGGGCTCCGAAGGGGTTGAAGGGGGCTCGTGCCTGCCCGGGTGTCCCTTGCGGGGCCGTGCGGTTCGCGTGGCAACGTCGCGGGCTTACGCGGGTATCCGGGTGCCACCCCGGGCCGATGGCTGGCAGGATGGCTGTGCGGCCCATTCGGAATCCCGACTATTTGCGCGGGCACAAAAAAGCCCCGCGGCGGGCGGGGCCTTTTCGTTCGGCGCTCGGACTGGTCAGCGGACGGCTGCACCACCGAGCTTCTGCTGCTGGTTGCCGTAGCGGCGCTGGTACAGGGCTTCCATCTTCTGCATAAGCGCCTTGTGCTGCGGGTGGTTCTTGTCGCCGTAGGCAGGATTGGCGCGGATCTCGTCCACCTGGTCCTGCCAGTCCTGCTGCGCCACCGGATCGGCGGAGATCGGCTTGTCCTCGCCCATTTCCTTGCCGATGCTGGCCATCAGGGCCAGGAAGTCGGGATCGTTGCCGAACTTCTGCATCACGTTGTCATAGTTGCCGGGCTGGCCGGCCGGTGCTGCGAAGCCCTGTGCGGCGCGGGCGGCGCGCTGCAGGCCCGACTTCATGGCGGCCTCGTCCTTCCACACTGCCGACAGCGTCTGGCGGGCTTCATCGGCGCCCAGCTGCAGGTTGGCCTCGAACAACTGCGGTGCCATCTGCAGGTACTCGCCGACGAAGAAATTCATCTGCTCGTTGCTGATGCCGGCGGCGTGGGCCTTCGTGGCCAGGGCCTTGTACATCGGGTCGGCCATGAACTCCTGCAGGTCGACGCCTTCGACCAGCGGCTTGCCCTCGGAGTCGGTCGGCACGGCCAGCTGGTAGCTGTCGGGGTTCTCCGGCACGGTGCCGGTGGCGCCGCTGCCCAGCTTCGCCTCGAGGGACCTGTAACCCTCCCCCAGCTTCCGGGCCGATGCCTGGAAGTCGATCTCGTCCTTGCCGTCGACCTTTACACGATACTTCTCCGGCAGCCACGAGTTTTCCTCTCCCGCGCCTTGTTGGAGTAGCGAGGGGTCACCTGCCTGGGCGGGCGCGGC